TTAGTTTTTGGTGAACCTTTATGGGCTTGTAGTTTGGCGGGAACGAAAACAACATACTTTCCAACTGCCTGGGGTGCTTTTAGAAAATGGAAAATTTTAAATGGAGTTGAATGATGATATTAAACTATTTTAGAGAACAGATTGAAGGTGGTGCTACAGACCAGTTTTTCTATGGCACAGAGATTGACGGCACAGTGAGGATTGAACGGCACCGTGGTGCTATTGACTCACTGAGATTGACAGGACTGGAGTTTGATAGAATGATGGGATCTACTCCATTCTTTAGACCCTGTGCTTACGATGAGCAGGGCGGTGAACAGGGATGGGCTGAACGATGAGTACTCAAAGAGGTCTATCAATAGAGAGCATTGCCGCAGATCCCTCAAGAATGAGAGCCAGATGTGAAGCATTAGTTGCGGCAATGGTGGGTCAAGACCTGGCTGACAAATGGTGGACTAGCTCGAACAAGGCATTTTGTGGCGACACTCCAGAACAGATTTATAGTGTGGCACCCAGTGCTGTGTATGCCTATTTGATGAAATCAGCCGAAGGAGAATGGTAATATGAATCGCACACCACGTTTTCCCGACGATCCAGCGGACTACGATCTGCCGCCGCACACCGACTAGATGAAGTACTACACCATCTGCTATCCCGATGTGAACACTCTGGGCCAGGAATACACACACTGGGAAACTCTGTCGGAAAAAGAGATTCTCGATGACTACTGGACCTATTGGTTTGTAAGAATGGTTGAAAAGAATCAAGACATAGAAACGCTCACCGCCGAATGGTGCATACACGACTGGTGCATTGCTCATTGGGCAGAAAGAAATTACTGGAGAGAAATGAAGGACTGCATAGCATGAACGCTGCCATACAAGACCTAATGATCAAAACCGGTGTGCATCGCTATGTCACCGAAGACTGTCAGCACCGCATGGAAGTTTTGGCGCGAGCCGTAGCCGAGGCCTGCGTCAACATCTGCGAAGAAGGAAAACACACCCAGACTACCGCACAGGGTGCAGCCGAAGCAATACGACTGCGCTTTGAATTATCAACCAAGGAGAGTAAATGAAAGCAAACTCAGCATTTAAAATGCCCAAGGAATTTAAACGGCTCTTGGCTCAACATCATGACGCACATCAGCGCGGCGAACAACGGCGCGCCTTGATCCAGGCCGAGCTACAGAGTCTGATCCGACCCAAGAAAGAACGTCGCAACCAACAAGGAGACACAGAATGACGCAGATCAGCAATCCAGCGGATCGCAAGGCCATCAGCGGTGCCCTGCAGGAAATTTCCGACAGCATGACTCGCATTGCTGCGGAGCGAGAGCTCATCAAAGAAGCCATCAACGAGACCTGCGCTAAATACAATCTAGACAAGAAGGTATTTCGTCGCATGACGCGCGTACATCATCGCCGAAACTTCAGCGAGGAAGTAGCGGAGCACGAACATTTCGAGCAGCTCTATGAAACCATCACCAACACCACGAGCGCGTAATGTTTGCCAATCTTTTTAAAACCTTCTACATTGTGGAGTATGCTCCACGCGACACACTGGGCCGCACTCGCGACTGGTGTTACTGGGGACTGGCCGAAGATGAAGACGATATCGCACGCTATCGAGATGAGATTGAATCTCAGTATGCCAGCGTGGAGATACGAGCTCATCCCTACAGTCATATCAATGGTTCTGCAGGGGCTTGACAACAACGGAGATTTCTGCTATAATCATGTATGAACAAATGGAGAAGCCAATCTATATGATAGAGCAAATTGATCATCGCATGAAAATCATCGAATCCGTGCTGGCCGATGCTCGCAGTCCCTGGGCTAGACAGCATTGGAGCGTTGTGCTAGAATATTTCCGACGTCAATTGAAACATCAAGCCACCATGGGGAAATTGAATGATTAAAGCAATTCTGGATGACCTGGCCAGCAACAATAGCCGGCTTTACAAAGAACAGGTGCTGCGATCCGAGATCAATAACACCACTCTTAAACAAGTTATTCAGCTAGCTTTGAATCCTTTTGTGAATTTTTATATTCGCAAGATTCCGGAGTATACCCTGAATCTCGATGCAGAGCAACAGGACACGCTGGATTCAGCCATGAAGCGACTTGGCCTGCTGAGCAATCGCACCTTGACTGGCAATGCCGGCATTGATCATCTTCGCGTAGTGTTAAGCAGTGTCTGTCCTGGCGATGCCGTGGTCATTGAACGCATCATTGCCAAGGATCTACGCTGCGGTGTAAGCGACGCTACGGTGAATAAAATCTGGCCAGGCCTGATTCCAGAATATCCCTGCATGCTGGCCAGTGCCTATGATCAGAAGCTGGTAGACAAGATTGTCTGGCCAGCCATTGCTCAGGTTAAGATGGATGGCATGCGCTTCAATGCCATAGTGCGGGGCAACAAGGTAGAGTTCCGCAGTCGCAATGGCAAGGAGATCAACATACCAGATCCGAACTTTGAAATACCGTTCCGCAAGATGGCAGAATGGTATGGCATAGACATGGTGTTCGATGGTGAGCTCATAGTAGTGGATGCCGCAGGTGTGGTGCTGGATCGCAAGACCGGCAATGGTATTTTGAACAAGGCAGTCAAAGGCACCATGAGTGTGAAAGAAGCCGTGCAGGTGCGAGCCACAGTCTGGGATGCCATCACCGTGACAGGCTTTGAAGCAGGTCGTGAAGCAGTTCCTTATAATGGCCGTCTTGTCAAGCTCTATGACTGTCTAAATAATCTCCAGACTACTGCGCGGCAATTAAGTCATCTAGTCACCTTGGTAGAAACAAAAAAGGTCATGAATGACTACGAGGCTCGTCGACTGTTCGAAGAGCTCTTGGCTGCGGGTCAGGAAGGCATCATTCTCAAGACTCTGGATGGTGTGTGGGAAAATAAGCGCAGCAAAAATTTAATTAAATTCAAAGGCGAACTTGAATGTGACCTCAAGGTAGTAGCCTGGGAAGAAGGGACGGGAAAAAATGCTGGTCGTCTGGGCGCTCTTGTGCTTGAGTCTGACTGCGGTGGTCTCCAGGTTAATGTGGGTACGGGCTTTAGCGATAATGATCGCATGGTACTTACTCCTGGTAACACTGTCGGACGAATCGTCACCATCAAATACAATGCCAGAATCCAGGACAAGACTTCAAGTACAGCAAGTTTATTCCTCCCGGTATTTGTTGAGTTTCGTGAAGATAAATCCACTGCCGACATCATCAAGGACATAAAATGAAAACTCGTGAAGAACTCTTGGAACAAGCACTCGTCGATGTAATGGCCTGGATTGATAACTGGGGGCCGGACTTTGTCTACGATGCAGAATGGCCAGAAACTCTGGAGCTGGTCAATGCCGCGCTGGACGATCGACCAGTATACATAGGATTGGCTCGAACATGAAAGAACGCTATAAAAATTTTGCGGACCAGGCCGGATTTGCGTTCTGGGACGACGAAGCCTGGAATCCCGGCGATGTGGTGGATTGGAACAGTCGTTACGATGCCGAGCTCGAAAAGTTCGGTGAACTCATCGATGCCGAGTGGCAGCTTCGCTACAACGAACTACTTAGTTTCTGCGATCGAAGAATTCAGCATCTCGAAGAACTGGTGGATCGTTCCATGTCAATGAATAAAACTCTAGTGGATAAACTAAAATGAATCAACCAAAAAAACTCGTAAGACCGGATCGACGTGAACACGCGCCGGCCGTAGAAGTCTATGCACCCGGCAGCGAAGTCTGGGCGCAGTATCAGCTCGAAGTTTTAGTGCTGGCCTGCAAGGTATTTTTGAACGATCTCCTAAGCAAAGACTCTACTCGTCCCATCGACGAAGTCATTCACGAATTTAAATCTGCCATCGACATAGTGGATGCCAAGATCAATGAAAACGGCAGCGTGGTGGAACTGCTGCCGCAAAATAAAGCCGAGGTCGATAAATAGTGGCATGTCTGCCACCATACTTCAATTTCCCGATCGTCCTCCGCCACAACCAGGGTTGATGATTCCGTTGTATACCAAAGAAGAGGTAGATGCCACCCTGGCCAGCATCAATGTATATTCACGACAGCCATATCGCATCAACGAAGAAGATTTACCGTATCTGGATGCACAAACCGTTTGGCAATGCTTGATGTTGGGTCGCCTCAGTACAATATTTTCCACAGCCACCAAAAACACCATACGTCGCATACTAGCCAATGTGGAGAGTGTGCAAAAAACTTGACAGCGTTGATATTTTATACTATAATCACATCATGACACCTCGCATTGGTTTTTGCTGTAAATGGATTGACCACCCAGAACAAATCGACGGCTTCCACAAAGACGATCCGGCTCGAGCCTGGAACACTCGCACCACTACGGTGGCCTGGCTTAACCGCCAGACTCAGGACGCCGCAGAGCAGCGACTCTGGGAGCTCATGGAGCATAATATTCGCAGCATTCGACTGCTGGTAGACAAAGTAGGAGCATTAGATGAAGGACGTAGGATGGTTCGCCTTGGGAGCGATATTCTTCCTGTTTATACAGAACCTACCTGGAGTTATTTCTGGCGTCAAGCAGATGTTCGTGACTATTGCGAACGTAATTTTGCGCCGGTAGGTGAACTGGCACGCCGTCTGGGTGTGCGCCTCAGTTTTCATCCTGGCCAGTTCTGTGTATTGGCCAGCCACCACGACAGCATCGTAGAACGTTCTATCGAGGAGTTTGAGTATCATGCAGATATGGCTAGATGGATGGGCTACGGCCTATCATTCCAGGACTTTAAAATCAATGTCCACATCGCGGGTCGGCGCGGCGCCGAAGGTATCATCGACAGCCTCCAGCGTCTCAGCCCCGAAGCACGAAACTGCATCACCATCGAAAACGACGAAACCAAGCACGGGGTGGACGAGTCCCTCAAGCTCGTTGACCACTGCGCGCTGGTGTTAGACATCCACCACCATTGGGTAAGAACCGGAGAATACCTTGAACCAGATGACCAACGTGTTGCACGTATTAAAAGTAGCTGGCGTGGCCGTCGCCCTGCTATGCACTATTCCGTATCTAGAGAAGATGTCCTGGCCGGTCATGACACAACTACCCGTCCCGACCTTGAACGTCTGCTGGCCTCGGGGCTCGCTCGTGGTAAGCTGCGAGCTCACTCAGATTATTACTGGAACACCGCAGTCAACGACTGGGCGCTGAGCTTCAGCCCGGACTTCGACATTCAGTGCGAAAGCAAAGGCAAAAATTTGGCACGCGATCAGCTCGTTCAAAATTTTAAATCATATACATAATATCATATGCCAACCTATGACTATGCATGCTCAGCTTGCAATCAACAATTCGAGAAATTTCTTTCAATTGGGAATCGACACCTACCTACTGAGGAACCATGTCCGCAGTGCGCTGCCACAGGTACGGTTACACTAAGCATCGGTGCTCCCCCGGTTGGAGATGCGGTTAGACTAGGGATACGTAAAATAGATGGAGGCTTCAAAGAAGTCCTGCAGAGAATCCATGCAGCCAATCCTAAATCTAACTTAAACAATAAGTTTTAATGAAAGCATCTTTTGATGAGTAAACGGGGGAACAGGGATTCTGTTCCCCTTTTCTTTTGTCATGTCCCATCAACTAAACCTCAAAGGACACACATGGCCAAAAAATCCTCTACTGCTGCGCTGTTGGTTGACAGAGAACCGCAGGTTAAAATCAAGTCCGTTGGTCACCAGAAACTTAAAATTACCTTGAATGAAATGATTACGGTCGAACCATTGACTCGTAATCAGGAATATTTTTTCGATCTATATCGTCAAGATACGCAGTGTATCTTGCTGCATGGCGTAGCTGGTACCGGCAAAACATTCATAGCATTATATCGAGCTTTAGAGGAGGCTCTAGATAGAGGCAATAATTTCGAACAGGTTATTATTGTTCGTAGCGCAGTAGCCAGTCGCGACATCGGGCATTTGCCGGGCGACGAGCGAGAAAAAACCGACGTTTTTACTGCTCCTTATATTGACATTTGTAGTCGTCTATTTAATAATAGACATGATGCCTTTCAAAGATTGGAAGAGCAGAAGGCCATTAAGTTCATGATCACCAGTTTTGTGCGAGGCATTACCCTGGACAACTCAATCATCATTGTTGACGAATGCCAGAACATGACCGACATGGAGTTGAACTCCATCATGACTCGTGTGGGGGACAATAGTCGCATCATTTTCTGCGGAGACTTTCGACAGACCGATCTCTGCAAGAAAGGCGACATGAGCGGCCTGCATAAGTTCATGGCCATAGCGGATCGCATGCCGAGCTTCCGCACCGTGGAATTTGAGGTTGACGATATTGTGCGCAGCGACATCGTCCGGGAATATATAATTGCTCGCATGGAGTATGAGAAAAGCCACACCTAGGATATTATGAAAAAAACTTTGATAAGTCACTTTTACAATGAAGAATACCTGCTGCCGTGGTTTCTAAAACACCACCAGCAGGTATTTGATCATGGCATAATGATTAACTATGGCAGCACGGATCGCAGCGTAGACATCATCAGGGAACTTTGTCCAACCTGGGATATTGTAGATAGCCGCAACGAATGGTTCGATCCCGGTCCGGTAGATCAGGAAGTCATGGACATCGAACGCGGCATCGAAGGCTGGCGTATTTGTCTCAACGTCACTGAACAGCTCGTAGGCAACTATGCCGTACTGGACGACACAACGCAGGATCAGCTGCTGGTGCCGGCGTTGTTTTTCATTGATCGAGAACTCGACGACATTCTAACCTACGATCGGCCGTTGTATGAACAGCGCCGCGACGGATTTGCCTACTGGGATCAGGATGGTGCCTGCTTTCAGCAACGACAGGCTCGCAGTATTCATCGCACTGCCATACAATATCCCGGCATGGGACGACACTTTACCAATCACAACACCGAGGAGCTGGCCATATTTTACTACGGCTGGTGTCCGTTGAACGAAACTGCCGTAGGTCGCAAGCTCGACATGGGTAACAAGATTCCAGACTGGGTTACTGCGGGCCGGCATCATACTTTTCCGTTGGAATGGATCAACGAACGTTATGAGACAGTTTTTCTGCCCTGGACGCGCGATCTCAGTGCCGACATGCAGAGATATATAGAAGACCACAACCGTTATATTGAACATCATGCTAATTCATGCGCCAATTAGTCTTGGCGAGCTCTTTGATAAAATCACCATTTTAGAACTTAAAAAAGAGCACGCCACCGACGAGCAAAAGCTCACTAATATATGTTTTGAACTCGATGAACTTCGAAAACTTCGACCATCTATCGGCACACGCCTCGGTCAGCTCATTGTCGAACTCAAGGATACCAATCGCATACTCTGGGGTGCTGAAGACGAAATTCGAGTACTGATGCGCCGTGACGATTACGGCAAAGAGTTTACCGAGGCTACTCGGTTGGCTCACGTTACCAACGACCTTCGCAACCGCATAAAACGCGAGATAAATAACATCACTGGCTCAGCCATTGTTGAAGAAAAACTGTACTATTAATTGGAGATAGCATGGAACGACCTGAATTGGCCCTGCACATGGGCAGTCACTTTGTCAGCGACTTTGTGAAAACCCAGCCCGTAAATCGCGAACCCTATCCACTGGACCTTTACTTCGATCAAGCTTTGCACGCCGTACGCCTGCATAATCTTGCGCCGCCCAACACCATGTGGGGTCAGTATTGGTATCGCAGCGGCATCAACAACAGCATGCGCGCCGAACTGCAGCGCATCGTCACGGAAATTACCGATCGCGTAAAATTGGAAAAAGACGATGTCTGGTTGGACATTGCCTGCAACGACGGCACCCTGCTAAGCATGACACCAGAACACTGTCTTCGTGTAGGAATCGATCCCTGCGATGAAAGCTATGTGGCAGAAAGCACTCGCCATGGCACCATTGTACAGGATTATTTCAGCGCCGATGCCTATGCGCGCAGCGGAGTTACAAAGCGCCCCAAGGTTGTTACCTGCATTGCCATGTTCTATGATCTCGATGATCCAATTTCATTTGTCAAAGACCTACATGAAGTCATGGCCGATGACGGAGTATTGGTGCTGCAGATGAGCTATACACCGCTGATGCTCAAACAACTGGCCTTTGATAACATCTGCCACGAACACACCTACTATTATAATCTGCACAGCATTGAAAAAATATTTGTGCCGCAGGGATTCCGCATTGTGGATTGTTCGTTAAACGATACCAATGGCGGTAGTTTCCGAGTTTATCTTCAGAAGTCTGTGGCACCGGTTGAAAGTTTTGGTACTGCGCCGCTGCGGGATGTATGTGACTATCGTGTAGAGAGTATTTTCCGACTAGAAACCGAACCTCGCTATGACATTACCAGACCAGAAACCTGGCAGGATTTTGGTGCACGTCTCAAGAATCTGAAAAAAGAAGTCACGGAGTTTGTGAATCAAGCTCTGGGCGAAGGCAAAACCATTTATGGTTACGGAGCCAGCACCAAGGGCAATACCCTGCTGCAGTATTTTGGTTTGGATCACACCAAGATTACTGCGATTGCAGAACGATCGCCGTATAAATTCGGTCTCCGCACCATAGCCACTGATATTCCCATTGTGAGCGAAGAAGAAATGCGCGCTGCACAGCCAGACTATCTGCTGGTGCTGCCCTGGCATTTCATCGATGAATTTGAACGTCGCGAAGCCGACTATCTCGACAAAGGCGGTGCCCTGCTGGTACCGTGTCCGGAATTTAAAATTATCAAACGATGAACATAGTATTTTATAATCATTTTCACAACGGTGATTGTTTTGTTAGTAAGATGTATGTGCAGGATCTCATACTGCAGATCAAGCAGCACAGGCCCGACACTAACTTCTATTACGCACACAACAATCACCCTGGCATCATAGCCGATGTGGCCGCAGAATATGCACCGGCTCATGCCTATGACTATGATCGCTATCTTCGCATGGGTACCCGCGCCGACGATGTTTTAATCAATACCTGGGTGGGTGCCTGGCAGGGCGAAATATTCAATCACGGCGAACACATCAACTATCTGCGACTGCATGCCATCTGGCGTCGTTATTATACGGCTCTGGGTCGATTACTGAACATTAGATTGACATTCAGCGATGATCCTAAATTTTATGTTCCCTTCATCGATGCCGATTACTATCGGCAGGACTTGATTCGCAATTACATGCAGGGCTATGCCAAAAAACGCAAGGTGTTGATCTGTAACGGGCCAGCCAAAAGCGGACAGAGTCAAATGGGTGACTTTGTGACAGAGATTGATGCACTAAGTCAAGAATATCCTGCGGTGCAGTTCATTGCCACGCAGCGCACCGGTATTCGTCGGCTCAATGTCAGTCATACCGCAGACATTTTTGCCCTGGACAGCGACATCAACGAAATAGCTCTGCTGAGTCGGCACTGCGATTTAATTGTGGGTAAAAACAGCGGCCCGTACAGTTTTGCGCATCATCGAGCCAATATGTTTGATGCCAATAAAACTTTTGCTTGTTTTAGCACACGTGACACTGATATGTTGAATGCCGAACAGGACTGGCCCGCAGAATTTCATCACACCGTAGCCACTGATTATGGCAACGTCATGGCTGCGATGCGACAACTAATTGATCATGCTTTAACCAAACCACAGGCTCTATGAAAACTACATTTATTGTTACGTCGGCATTGATTACCGACATCGGCATCTATGATTTGACATCAAGATTGCAGCAAACACATCAGACTCTGGACAGCATCTATGGCTTTTTTCCGGATGCGCAGGTCATGATTGTAGATGGCGGAAATCCCGGATTAAAAAATGCCGATCATCCTCTGATCCAATCATTGAAAGATCGAGTTGGTGCGTTTCTGGATCTCAGCGACGATGAACAGATACAGCATCTACACAGCATCAAACCCAATCATCAGCGTGAAATGGGCGGCATTGCTGGCCTGGTAAAGAGCATGGCCGAAATGACCATCTTTCAACAGGCTATGATATTCATCAACGAACATGAAAATCTTCGACCCATGCGAGACGTAGATCGCATTTTTAAAGTCAGCGGTCGATATCAACTCAGTCCATTATTTAACGCTGCAATATACGAACAAGCCAAGGGTAAGTATGTGTTCAAAGAACGCACACCGAGCTGGATGGCCGGTGCGCAAGAACTCATCGGTACCGATCATTGCTATCAAAGTCGTTTCTGGAGCATGGATGCTGCGTTGTTGACGCACACCATAGATAAGTACAACGACATGATGGAGGATCTACAGCAGCAGACCGATGGTAATCGCTACATCGATGTTGAGCATCTATTGTATAAACATCTAGGTCCAGAACAGACACTGGAACTTGACTATGTTCACTTCATGGGCACCATTGCTCCCAATGGCACCATGATCTATGATTGAGGAAGATATGAACGAAACCACCAACGTAATACTCGGCACGGCCTTTGGTTATAAAATCGATGCCATAGCTCCGTTTGTACTGAGCTGGAAACGCTACTGCAGCAACGAGCCCCTGATCCTGCTGATCGAACCAGACTGCAGTCAAGACAAAATTGACTGGCTGTTGGATCAGGGCGTGGATATTAGATTCTTTACGGCCAGCTACTGGATCCCATCGGCAATTCACAACACTCGTTATTTCAAATATCTCGACATCCTGCTGGAAGGTCGTGGATACTATGACAATGTGTTCCTTTGCGATGTGCGGGATCTGGTGTTCCAGGGCAACATCTTTGAACAAATTCCTGCGGGTGGACTGCATGCCTTTCAAGAAGATCTGGCATTTACTGCGGGCACAGAACGTTTCAATCGCAGCATCCTGTTGAACAACTACGGTGAAGCTGAAATTAAATTCTTTGAAGACAAACCCATTATCTGCAGCGGCACCACCTTGGGCGATGCGGAAAGCATCATTAAATACATTGTTGCGTTAATCAATGAACGCAACCTGGAGCAGATGCAGCGAGCCGGCGGCATACCCGACGAACAGGCTTGCCATAATTGGATCTTCCATAAAAATCTGCTGCCACATACACAGCATGTCAACGGTGATGGTGTGGCTACAATATGTCTGACTCACCCCAATAAAATTCGAGTCGATGGCGATGAACTTACAATATACGGAAAACGTCCTGCTGTGGTGCATCAGTGGGATCGACACCCCAACCTAGTAGAACATTACAATAAACTCTATGTAAAGGATCTAACATGACTTTTAATTTCACCAAAGACCAAATCGCCAAGTGCGCACCTCGCAATAAAAATGCTGCTGAACTCTACGAAGCTCTGAGCAAGGTACTGCCCAAGTATGACATCAATACACCGGAACGAGTAGCGGCCTTCATGGCTCAGTGCGGTCATGAGAGTGTGGACTTCAGCGTACTCCGAGAGAACCTAAACTACTCAGCCAAGGGTCTGCACGGCACCTGGCCCAAGCGGTTCCCCAGTGAGGCTGCGGCTCAGCCCTATGAGCGCAATCCCGAAAAGATTGCCAACAAGGTTTATTCGGATCGCATGGGCAACGGACCCGAAGCCAGCGGCGATGGTTGGAAGTATCGCGGCCGCGGTGCAATTCAACTCACTGGCAAAGACAACTATACTCGCTTTGCCAAGGACATCGGCAAGTCCGTAGACGAAGCCGTAGCCTATGTTGAGACTCTGGCCGGCGCCATTGAAAGTGCCTGCTGGTTCTGGAAGAACAACAATCTCAATGTTCAGGCCGATGCCCGTGATATGAAGGCTGCCACTAAAAAGATCAACGGCGGCGATCTTGGCCTCAAGGAACGCACCGATCATTTTAATCATTACCTGGCCACACTCAGTGGCGGTCACGCCACACCCGCAGCTCCGGCCACAAAATCTGCGGCACCGCTGTTGGAAGGTGTATTAAAGGTCGGAGTTAAAAATGCTGCAGTGGCCGCAGTACAGGCCAAGCTCGGCCTCACAGCCGATGGTAATTTTGGACCTGGCACCGAAGCCGCTGTGAAGAAATGGCAAGCCGCCAACGGTCTTACCGCCGATGGCATTGTTGGTCCTAAAACCTACGAAAAACTTGTTGGCTAATTCATGAGCGTATTATATTATAATCCCAGCATGCGGGAGCGACTTCGTTATATGTTTCCTGGCTCGGAGACTCTGGTGCAAAATCAGAGTCAGGCCGGCCAGGATCTTTTTGTGCTGAGCATGCTCAATGGTGCGCGCAACGGAACCTATCTGGAGATTGGCATACAGTTTCCCAAGTACATCAGCAACAGCTGGGTATTGGAGCAGGATTTTGATTGGCGCGGCGTTAGCATCGACATCGTTCCGGAGTGTGTGGAAGAGTTTCATCGAGAACGTCGCAATCCCGCAGTGGTGGCCGATGCTACTAAATGTGACTATCTAAAAATTCTGCGGGATGCCGGCATCACTGAAACCGATATTGACTATGCCAGCATCGATTGCGAGCCAGCGGATCAGACTCTACAGGCTCTATATACCTTGCCCTTGGACGACGTTAGATTTGCGGTAATTACTTTTGAACATGACTGCTACAATGCCGGGCCTGCTGTAAAACAGCGAAGCCGAGACTATCTGCAGAGCAAAGGTTATGAACTCGTGGTCAGCAACATCAGTGAACGCGGTACCTGGACCGATTTTGAAGATTGGTGGGTACATCCTGAACTGGTGGATGCTGAACTCATTAAATTATTTAAGGCCACCGATGACTCTGTTAAACCCTGGACTGACTACATCTACCCCTGCTAAATTCACCCATCTGGGTTTTGGTCGGGGACAGCAACGACCCATACTGGAACAAGTAACTGCGGAGGATGGGCGCCGAGTATACAATACACCTACGGGTCAACGCTATCCCAGCGTGACTACGGTGCTGGCCGAAAAGAGTCGCCAGCATATTTTTGAATGGCGACAGCGCATCGGCGCGGATCAGGCCAATCAAATAAGTCGGTCTGCCGCAGGTCGTGGCACAGGCCTGCACAAGGCAGCGGAACGCTATCTGGACAATCAGTCGCCGTTTGATGCCGGTCGCACCATTAATCCGCTGCACTATGAAATGTTTCGGAAATTGATGCCCATGCTGGATCGCATCAACAACATACATTGTCAAGAGACAGCTTTGTTTTCTCATCATCTGAGACTGGCAGGAACTGTGGACTGCGTGGCTGAATTTGACGGCAAATTGAGCATAATTGACTTCAAATCCAGCACAAAACCCAAGAAAGCGGAATGGATTTCTGGTTATTTTATGCAGTGTGCTGCGTATGCCATCATGTACGAAGAACTCACCGGCATACCCATAGCAAACTTAGCAGTGCTGGTGGCTGTAGAAGAAGATGATGAACCGCAGCTGTTTTTAGAGAAGCGGGATCCTTGGGTGCCGGAGCTGCTGCACTGGCGAAATAATTATGAAAATCTATTGACAGCTATTGACAAATAAGTCATAATAGCTGTGTAGCCTGATAACGGATCAATCATGAACCTTAGCGATTATATTCGAGTTTATAACGATACTTTACCTTCGGCATACTGCGATGAATTGATACGCAGATTCGAAGCTACGGAGCGCAAGCATTATCGAGACGACGATGTTAAAAAGTTTACGGAGATTAATGTCGTACAGGCCGGCTGGGATGTAGCGCCGTTGTTGGCCACCATACAGCAGTACAAACGACATTACTGGACAGACTGTGGTATCGATGATCGGCACATACAACCGGACCACAGCTGGGAAGAGCTTCGCATGAAACGCTATCTTCCCTAT